TTCTGAGCATCCATAATCATCTTACGGATGTCTTTCTCTCCTGCGTACTCGACAGCAGCCGCATTAATTATATAAGTACCCTCTTTAGCCTTCATAGGGCGGTTGTCAGCGACTTTACCGGCTTCGGAGACCTGTGATGGCGGACGGTCGATAAAACCGCTCTGTGAGGCTTGTACCCCTGCTGGCGGGGTTCCCATAGCGTAGGCGGGTACTTTACCGCCTTGGGAAAACGCAAAATCGCCTTCCGCTTCAGCATCATCCTCATTTGTGTCGTCAAATCCACCAAAGTCATTGCCACCAAAGTCACCCGCACCATAGTCTGATTCATTAGCGTAAGGGTCAGATACTTCCGGTGCTGGTGCGGGAGCCGACGGAGCAGTTCCCAAATCATCCTCATCGTAAGACGGAGAGTATCCCGGAGTACCCGGACCGAAGGCGGCACCACCACTGGTTACATTACCGTAATTCCCTGACCCGGCGTATCCTGTAATACCCGACTGGTAAACTCCGCTTCCCGGTGCGCCACCTTTTGGTGTTCCGACAAATCCTGCTGTCGTACCCGGTGTATAAGTACCGGCTAGTTGTGACTGAGTTATGTTCGAAAGATTAGCTTCTATTTCCGCAGTAATATTTTCTTGGAAAGTACCCTGTTTGTTTCGTGCGTTGTTCAAGGCAGTTTGAACGGCTGCGGGGGATACGTTATAAGTGCTTGCAAAAGCGTTAACTTGGTCCATAGTGGCATAGTATGAACCCTGACCAAAAGCGTTAACAGGATTTCCCTTTGCTGAAATGTATCCGGCAAAAGGGTTTGATGGGTCTATTTGCAGACCGCCTGTTGAAGCTATCGAGGTTCCAACGGCCTTGCCAGTACCATCGTTCATGTTATATCCAGTGTATGTGTATCCCTTGGAAATTGCCTCTAGGGCTGTTACTTGTCCATGGCTCAAACCACGCATATTTCCTGTGTAGGTTCGCGAACCGGGGGCGCGGGTTATGCCGCCCATGCCAAAGTCTAAAGCAAAGCCTGTGTCGTAATCGTTTAGGCTCCCTGTAAAGTCAGAACTAAAAGAGATTCCTTGACTAGCGGCCTTCATTGCTGCCATATCATTAAACTGAGTGTAGTGTACTGCGTCTGTTATAATTCCCAAAAGACCAGAGGGGCGAAGACTGTTGTGACCAAAGGCGTTTTTAACTGTTTGACCGTTTAAGATGCCCCCTATCATAGAACCCATAGGCATCGAACTAAACGCCAGACCAAGGCCCCTCTTTGCAATATTATCAACAGACCAAGTTTCTTTCTTGGCTAGCGATGCTGCTGAATCTTTTAAATTGTCAGGCACAGAACCAAAGGCATCTTTATAATTTATATCACCAAAATTACCAGAAAGAGCCGGGCCTAAGATATCCATCCCGACACTGCCAATTAAATCTGTGAGGCCCAAGGACGCAAGAGATTCTGCATAGGTCATACCGGCAACATTAAAATCAACAGCATCTAGGCCGAAGGAAACACCCGCACCAAGACCCGGCGTATTTGGGTCACCTATTAAAGAACCTAAAGCATCCATCCCTGCTTCAGAACCGTCCCCTGTTTCTGCATCAGAAGGTCTATAGGCCGGGTCAGTATCTGCATCGTCTGTCTCATCATCATCAGGGTCAACCCCAATAGATGTCCAATCACCCAAACCTCTTAGGCCGTAGTATTGACTGCCAAAGTCTACAAACTTGCTGGTGTAGCTTTGCTTTGTTAAGGCTTCCTGCTGGGGAACAAAACCGGTTTCACCGTAGTTGCTTGTTGACGCAGCTTTCACAGCCTGTGCATCTTGTTGAAAGCTATTTAGAATACCTTCTACATCGAAGGATAATGCCCCAGTCCCTGAAGGCATACCAGAAGAAGAAACGCCAGATTGGGTAGAGCCGGTTCCGGTTGTAGTTCCTGTGCTGGTTCCGGTTCCTGTGTTGGTTCCGGCTGCGGTTCCTGATTTAGATGCTTGATATTCTGCTAGACGTACATCGTAAGGTTTTGCTACCAACTTATTAATGTATTTTTCTAAACCTTGATTCCAGCTGGGATTATCCATACTTGCGTATTTTCTGGCTTGGGTAGTATCTTGCTTCGAACCTATGCGAACCATTACTTGTTCGCCGCCTTCTCCCCGCTGACTCATATGCCAGTAATATCCGGGTGTACGGGCTGCATCGGTCCGTCTCCAATCACCAAGAAAAAACAGACCTTCACCTGTCTCCCCGCCCCCATCTGGGTCGCCAGGGCCGCTACCGGGTGACCCGCCAGCAGGTCCACCAGTATCCGCAAACGCAGGGATACCCATCGGACCCGGCTCACCCGAACCGCCATGCGCTTTTAGCAACTCCGCTTCTTGTGGTGTAATGTAGGCAAGCATGTGGTCTTGCCCTTTAATCTCTACATTACGTGGTGGTGTTTTTGGAGCCATATTTATTCCCCTAGGTATTCTTACCTATAGCTTCGTGATTAACCTTCAACTGAAGGAGCATTTCCAGTAAAGCCGCTTTCCCCTGCAGTTGGCGCAGTTCCGACTCCGATTGTGCCGTTACCAGACCCCTGTGCGTCTGTTCCTTCAGGAGAAGGAGATACTCCTCCAGCCCCTGCCATATCTGCGGCTGGGCCAGCAGCGGCCCCAGCAGCTTCGCCTGCTCCTTGCTGTACATTTGCCATCATTCCTTTTAACATCTGTGCGTAAAGTTGTGCTTGGTTGGCATCGTTTACTAGGCTGTCAGGGTCGATATCTTGAGAAATAGCCAGTTCCCGCATCAGGTTTGGTATCTTGATAAACGGTGCCAGCATCGGGTTTGCAACGGTTTGCAACAGAGATGTGAGGCGTTGTGTGCGAACCTCTTTTTGCATCACGGCTGCAACACCGCGAGGTTTAATTTCCAAATCACCTTTAATGTCTTCAGCTTCTTCGTTGAACTGCATGTTCCATTGGAAGTAAGCTTCGCCTAAAGGCTTCAAGAGCATGTCGTCGATGTTCTTGATGACGGTCTTCATTGACAGACCAGCGGAACCCATAAGCATGGAAAGGCCAGCAGCGGTCCGACCAGTTCCAGATACGCCTGTCTGACCGTGCATGATGGATGGGATACCTGTCTCTTCATCAGCAAGCTGACGACTAATCTGGTACATCTGCAGGTTTTCCCCCGCCGTGTTCGGAAACTTCAAGCCGTTGATGGCTGTTCCAGTAACACCAGATTGACGACGAAAGATTTTGCCGGGGAAGATGTCCATGTTTTGACCGGGAACCAAACTAGCTTCATCCACGTCAAATACGAGGTTACCGGCAAGAGCCAAGTTGTCAATTGCCATGCGAACATGACCGTTCATCAACTTCTGAGCATCTTCCATGTTCTCTGCTACGCCAACACCCCAAAGCTGGTACGGGTTGACTTCGTAGGGAAACACTTGGAATGGAATGCGGGCTGGTGTAAAAGGGTTCAGGACACAGCGAATAACCGTGTTTCCACAAACCCAAACGTTGACCTGCAGTTCGTCGAACTCTGACATGTCGTTAGCTTCGGGAAGACCGGCTGCATAGGCCATATTGGAATCCAAGACACCCCAATACTCTAGGACCTCATAGCGGTTACCTTGGTAGTAGGGTTGGGTTTCATCTTCCCGAATAGTGTCTTCGTAATACTTGTCCTCGTAATTAGGACCTATGGCAAGACACTCCTCAATAGCTTCAGAAATAAAGTGAGGACGCTTTATGAGCGCACGAAGCTGTTGGCGGTTCATGCGGTGACGTTGAATAACATATTCGCAGTCTTCGATGCTAGTAGCAGATGGGTCTGGGTGGAAATCCCACACAGATACCATTTCAATCCGTGGAACGGTCTTTTCTTCGGGGTTGTAAAAACGTTCGCCGTTCTCATCGCGTTCCCAGTTGTGAACACGCTTATAGAAATTAAACGGACCTTTTACGATACCCGTACCCAAAAGGGCCGATTCAAACACAGAGTTACGCATAACGTTGACTGCGTTCGTGTCGGTTAGCTGGTCGTGAATAACTTTTTCCATACGCAAAGCGGCTTCTTGGGCTGGGCTAATCTGAGGTTCGCCCATACGTGCCGGACCCTCTGCCAAGGGAACGCCTTCGTACTTTTGCTTTAGTCCACCTAAAAAATCACCGCCCGGTTTTGCTTGCAAAGCACCCGGAGCCAGTTCGCGACCATCGCCTTCGAACCCATATGGGTCTTGAGGTTGCATCTGGTCCAAGGGGGTTTCCATGTGGGCAAACTCCGCTATACCTTCTGGCACGGGAGTAGCTTCCACAACAAGGGGAAACTTCTTGTTTGCGAACAGTATGTCGATGATTTGACCAAACGCTGCAAGAACCTTTGTCTTGGTAATACGAACAAATACCTTCGACCGTTCTGAGTCACGGTACTGGGTTGTTGAATCGTAGATACCCCGGAAGTTCTTGTAGGCTTGGAGCCAACGCTGTTCGTGGGCGTATCGCCCGTTCTCAGCATCTTCGAACCGTGACTTTACATATGCAGCCAGCCCCGGCATTTGCTCTTCTGGGGCGTGAACCGAAACAGTAGTGTCGTCGGCTGGTTGGAGAAAGTTATCTTCTGACATCTGATTTTAGTAGTCGCGTTCTTCAGCCATTTTCATAACTGAGGGGTCCACTGCCGTTTTAGTCATCTTCTTCGGCATGTCCTCAGTCAGAACGCCTTGCTTTATCATTGTGTTGAACTCAAGACCTTCACGATACAGCTTGGCTGCACCACCTTGGTCGTCAACTGATGTGGTATCAGAGTTCATAATGTAAGCGGCACCCATCTTATCCATGGTACTCTCCTTATCTAGATAAAAAGCCTTCGTCTCTAACAGGGGCGGCTTCTGGAACCCTGTCAGGTTCTGGGATAAATCCCGCATCTTCTCTGGCAATACGTGCCATATCTGTTCGTGGTGTTCCCTGCTCTACTTCGGGGGCTGGGATGAAGTCTTGTCCAGCGTAGGGGCCAGCGTCTAGAGGCTGGTCTTCTGGGCGGAGTTCTTGATTAGCCATATTAGCCATTGGAGTGGTTAACATGCCGGGTAATCCGGCAAACTTGCCAAGTTTTAAAGCTTGTCCTGCTGTGTCAAGAGCAATATCCCTCACGGCTGCTTCTGGCTCTGTAACAACTGAGTAAACCCCTGCCCCGCCAATTAAGGCTCCAAGTGTTTTCTTTCCGGTTAAAGAATCAACCAACGATGAAAAACTAAACCCGTTCTTTTTTAAATCATCTTCTAGTTCTAGGGATACTGCAGAAGGACCGGCTTCTACTGTAGGACTTAACTTAGCCCGTTCATCGGCTCGTATGGCTTTAGTTCTTTCTTCTCTTTTAACTCTAGCGCGGATTGCTGCTTCATCTAGGTCGCCCATCTCCGCTTCAAGTTTTAGTCGCTTTGCTTCTGATTCCGTAGCAGTCAACTTTAATTCCTGACTACGAGCTTCACGAATATCATCAATCAGGTTGAGGTCGGCATCTGTCAGATTCCCCTGAACCTGTGTGCCAACAATCTCTGCACCCTTTGGTATAACAGCTAGTTTGGGTGCGCCACTGATAGTCAAGCCCTTGGCTTCCACATTCATGGATGCAGGCAGTTCGTTGAGGGTAGATAAACCTAGCACCTCTCCATACATGTTCTGTAAGGCACGAAGGGCTTGCTTGGCTGTTGTTCCTTCACCTGTAATAATTTGAGATGCGTAGTGCTTTCGGGTGATGGCTTTCATACCATCAATAGTTTCATCGAAGGATGCGTGTCCCATGATTGCACTAGCTTCAGACTTGTAGCCTAACTCGTTTGCAATGATAGATGGGATAATCTTACGAATGTCAGAAGCACCGGCAACTTCTCTACCCATATCTTTTGCAAAGGGTTTGAAGCGGGGGCCAATACCATCAGGTGCCTTGACAGCAGATGTCATTCTATTTACAAAAGTAGATGTAGCCTTCTTAGGGTCCTTAACATCCTTACCTAAAAATAAATATTCTCTGCCCTCTGCTCTAGCAGTGTCAGCAGCATCTCGTAGTATCTCCAAAGCTACTTCAGGTAGGTCGAGTTCATTACGAATTTTATTGACACGACGATAGGATTCCTTAAACGCTCCTGTTTCAAAGTCTATGTCGTCAAGCTTAATACCAGCAACTTCACCCGGACGTAAAGGGACCAGCGCATTAAAAGCAACTGCAGACCGTACCATAGGGTCTTTGATAGATGCCACACCCTCTGTCAAGGCTTTTAGGGATTGCTTTGCTTCAGGAACCCCTTTAAATGCTTTTGTACGTCTGGCTTGTTTTGCTTTTGCAAGAAACTCGCCATCGACTTTTATTTTTCTAGCTTGACCACCTTGTCCAAAAACATTTGCAAAGGGAGCAACCTTGCCCTCTTCAGTATAGGAACCTATTAAGCGTTCCTGTGTAGCTAATAGTTCTGTAAAGTGTGCTTCCGAACCTACATCATTTAGCTTTATAAGAAACTTTTTGTTGGCAAGATTTGTCCACGGGTCGCTCATCTTAACGCCAGCAGCTTCAATAGCTTTTCTCATAGATGCCGAAGCCTTGCCTCTTAAATCGAGAGCTTCACCTACTGTGATATTTTTATTTACTTCTGCCATTAGTATCCAAAGGTAGCATCATAGGGCTTAAAAGTCTGGTCCTTTATCCCCTGAAGCGTTTTATGTATTGATTGATAACCAGATGTTCGCGTCATAACCATATATCGCAACGCATCATAGGCATGGTCCTCTGCTCGCGTGTCTACATCTTCGCTGTTAGTTTTGGAGAGTGGAATGCCTGATAGCTGTGCAATGATATGCTTACAACTGGAAAAAATCCGCATACGGGGTTCTTTGGAGTACGGGTCGTCAGCAAGCCGCCTGTGTAATTCCATTTTTCCTTGAAGACGGTTGCGGTCTGAGGGAGTCCACCTAACCCCGGACCTCATCATAGTTTCTGCGATAGAAGGTCCGAATCCGGTTTTGTTCCAACAGGAAGAGTCCAAGACCGTGTAATGTGGTGTAGGGTCTAACTCTTCACATTCTAATATTTTATCAGCTAATTGTTCTGCTGTCAAGTGTTTTACGTATAATTCGCGATAAACCCAAATATTGTTATCCCAATCAATAGCACCCCATAGAACGCACGACGGCGACGAGTAGCCGTAGTCGGCGGCTCGTATGCGGGGCCAGTTCGTGGGAAGGTCAAAATGTTCGACCACATGTCGTGTCCTCGAAAATTCCGGGAAGGCGGCTCCCTCCGCAACATCCCAATCCCCTTCGAGAAGCCGTCTACGCTCGACTTCTGGGAGTGACCGAAGCATGGCCTCGTACTGACCATCTGCCATCAGGAAGGGGTTGTCAGTCAGCCGCGCTGGAATAAACTTGCGGTAGAACAGAGGCTGACCTGCTTTAGGGTGGTTTTCAGGCCACACAAAAGTACGGCCCGTCTCTAGGTCCTTGGCCCCGAACGCCTTGTTGGGTTCGTAGGCATCAATGTACATTTTCTTGACCCACCAGCCGCCAACACCGCCGGGGTTAGCTGTGCAGCGCATAGTTAGGTTTGTCTGTAGTTCAGGGTCTGTCGAACGAAGACGAGAACGCAGGTAGTCCCAGACGTAGCTTGTTGGGTACTGGGTTATTTCATCTATGCCAATCCAGTTAAACGCCTGTCCCTGAAAACGGGTAACGTCTTTATCTCTGTCGAGATATGTGAACCACATGGTTGCCCCTGATGGGAACACCCACGTTGACTTCGACTCACGGAAGATAGCTCCGGGAAAAGCCTTGGGGTATAGCTGCTTGGATTTGTCGATGAGTTCTGTTAGTTCGTCTAACGTGCGGCGGAGAAGAAGTCCACGATGATTAGCATTGTGACAATAACGTAAGGGGTCAGCAAGTAGAGCAAACGACTTGCCTCCGCCAGCGGCTCCCCCATATAGTACATCTTGTTCAGGGGCGGATAGAAAGTCTTCTTGAGGCCCTTCGTTAGGTTTGAATATAACAGGCGTGTCATCAATTAAATCCGTTACGGCTTTGGGTAATACATCTAAATCAGCTTTATCTACAACGCGGGTCTTGTTGCCGTTCAGGGCATCCTGTATGTTCGCGGCTGCGGCAGTTAGGTCCTTGACCTTCTTACGCTTGCGAGCGACACGGGTTTCTTCACGTTGCTGCTGCTTCTTGGCGTTTCGCAACTTCATCTGTACGGAACGCCTTGCCCGGTCACGGTCACTTATGTTGTGCGTGGTTTTGGATTCACCGGGTCTTTTCTTAGGTCTTCCGACCTTGCCTAAGTCTTCTGGGTTCGGGGGGACTAGGACTCTTTTGCGTGGGGCCACGGGTTAGTCTTTGCTGCCCATTGCTTTGCGACCACGGCAGGATGCTACTCTTTTCACACCGTCCTTGGAGGTGCCATATGCGTAGCCACGAACCTTGCCGCCCTTAGCTACTTGCTGTCCTTTAGGTTTTGGCTTTGGTTTAGGGATGGGAACAGAACCGGGCCGTGTTTCATCCCGTCTACTAATTTCATTCATGCGAATCATAGCTTCTGCACGTTGTTCCTTTGTGATGTCGTCTCTTTTTAGGAACGTATCTAATTCCACAATATTCATTTTACTTATATCTGTCATAAATCTAATCCTTGTTTCCGCTTGAGGTGCGACCTCTATGTACTCTACCCCCGTACACAAGTTGTTGTTTCTTGGTAGGCACAAGTTTATTTTTTAATTCAACGTAAGACATGTCGGGGTTATTATCTATGTATTGTAATACGCTAAATGCCTTGTCAGGAGATAAGTCCTTACCTTTGAACATCTTATTCATTGTACTACCATGTTTTTTATACATCCGTTCAAACATCATATCCATACCACGAATACCAAAGACGTATTTACTAGAAGGTTTTTGATTGTCAGCCATCTATCACGACCTCTTTCTTGGGTGGCAACAGGACAACCCCGTGGATTGCCTGTACGTTGTGGTTCATTGTTTCCTGTTTTGCGATACCAACGCGGTTCAGGATGCTTTCAGCGGCTTTCATCCGCAGGTCATCCCCACGTTCGATATCAGGGGCCGTTACAAGGCTTGCCAGCTTGTTCGCGGCTGACAAGGAGTGGCCCGCTAGCATAACTTTAGTGCGTTCGATGATTTCATCGGCTAGACGTTCCTTGAGCCATGTGACTGACTTAGGGGAATAGCCCACGAGTTCAGCAGCAACGGTCATATTGCCGTTGTTTTCGAACAGGGCATCTAGAAACTGCTCCTGCTTTTCAGTTAGGGCAGCTTTTTTATTCGTCTGGGGTAGTAAATTCATGGGGATTTACGTTGGTGTACCTTTTTGGTTGGTACACTTCCATTTTATGTTTAATTCAAAGAGGTTTGCACCTGTGGCAAAGTTTGCCATTTCGTCAACACGACGCATACAGTCAGGTTTACTGGCGTAAGGACCTCTTGTATCGCTCAACTCAACACATTCTTGGGGTGCTGCAGCTAAACATATTAGTAGGACAGCTTCGAACATGGTGTTCTCCCGCGAACATGTGGCATACCCCTGTATTATGGGGGGTTTTGGAACCGGTGTCAACCCGTTTTCCACATGATTTACCTAAAAATAACTAAAAATGAAAAAAAGGTGTTGACAAATGCGAAATTTGACGCTACCATAGGACCAAGTCCTGCCGGGGTAAACCCTATATCCCCCCGGCTCACCTCGGTCCCCCACAGTCCCCCCAAAGGTTCGCAAAGTTACCCCTGTTGGTTCGCCCAGCGGGGGTTTTTCTTTGGGGCAACTCTCTTGTACCCCAGTGGTTCGCAAATTAACCATACCGATAACCTAAAAAGTAGAAAAAATATGTCGGGTTTGCATAGCAAATGGCGGGGGGGTGGGGTGTCCCTTGCGTACCCGCACACAGTCAGATTTTTTTATCAACATCGGTGATGCCGCCGGTTTAGTTCGTACAGCCTAACGGCACCAAACCCCGCGAACACACACTGAAACCCCGCGAACACCCGCACACACACGCGCCCGCGAACCTGATTTGTCATGATGGTTAGTTGGGGGGTGGCCTTTCGGTCTAGGGAATATATACAATCCACCAAGCAAGACAGACCCAAAACCCCAAGGGATTACCGCCGGTTATCCCCCTTTAATATAACCGGCAATAAAAAACCCCCCCGCCGACTAGGGCAAGGGGGGCAAGGTTGGGGCGGAGTTATAGGGAGGATAGCAACAACCCCCGCCCCAATGGGTTCGCAGGGTTATGAGGCGATACGGTAAAGCTTCATATATCTGCCCGCCTGACGGCTGCCAAGGTCGTGAATCTGGACGGTGTAACCGTTCTTTTTAAGGGTGGTTAGCATTGCATAAATGCTCTGCTTCTTACACTCAAGATTACCAGCAAGCACCGGCACCGCTTGATAGCCGCGCTTTAGTTCTGCTACAAGCCGGTGATGCCGCGCTGCCATCCGATGCCAGTTGTTCGTGGGCTTTGCTGGCTTGGCTGCCGTGGCTTCTGGCAAGCTTTCAACAAGTGGCCTGCCGTGGTCGTTCCATGCCTCATAGAGACTGGCGCGAAGCTTGGCCTTTTCTTGAGTTGCAACGGCATTCACCAGTTGTTCGCAAAGTTCCATGATTCCTTTATCATTATCAAACTGTGTCATTTTGTGGTTCTTTCTGCCCCGCAGGGCGTTGGTTGGTTTTAGTTAATGAAGACCGCATATATTATAGAGATTATCAACAGCACGGTCAGACTGCGATAAATTACATATAAGGCTTCCATGGTTTATTATCCTATCAAAACCCAAAGCATCAAAACAAACTCAAGCGGAGTCATGCTGCCACCGACAACCAAGCGTCGCTATTCAAGACGCTGGCAACCTGTTCATTTCGCTTGCGCTGCACATCATAGACCTTGGCCGTTTTCTTGCCGGTCTGGTATTCCTTGCCGGTCTCAAGATTGGTAACGGTCTCATTCGTATGAGTTGCCCAGTGGGTCAAGGCATTATAGGCCGCCCACATTGTCCCGCCCAATTCTGGCTTTTCTTTATCAAACATGTAAAGCAGGGCATTCATTAGGCGTTCGTTGATACCCTCAAGAACACCGGCCTTTACTGCTCTTCCAGTCTTGGCACAAATGGTTTCTTTTAGGATGTTCGCAAACTGCTCATCAGATAGCCGCGAACCCTGCCAAGCCCGCATCTGGTCGCGCTGGTTAGCCCACATATCAAGAGAGCCGCCCGCCTTGGTTATCATGGCTTCAACACTCAAGTTTTTGGTATGCTTTGCTTTCTGGTGATATGATTTCTCACCGCCGAAAACCAAGGTATTGCGGCAAAGGTCACGATATGCACCGCTGAATATTTGAAAACACCAAGATTTATCCACACTATTGAAAATATCCATGCGGCATCTAACAAGGTCGGAGCTATCACCGACGGTTGTTTGCAGGTCGTTGAAATGAATTGTGCGATGCGCCCGCAGCCCGCCTTCATATAGCCGGTCAATAACCGAAACATTACCAAGCGGCAAATCGGATTCACCCAATAAATGCGCCTGCTTTGCAAATAGCCGGTCATGGGGTTCTAGTTTGTAAGATTTACCGATAGGGGCAACATCCAAAACATCACCGGTCGTTGCATTTTGCAAAGCCGAATAGTTCGGCATGGCGACAGGTTCTTCTATCATGGTCGAGCCTTCGACAGTCTGGCGCAAAGCTTCAATGGGGATTTTACGAACCGCCCCAATCTGGTTGAACAAGTCGACGTTCGCAGGGTCGTTGTGTTCAAACGTATAAGTTCCGCCGCCGCGATTAACAAAACTTGTTTGTGGTTCTGTGATTACTAAATCAAACATGGTTGGTTATTCCTTCTATTGGTTGTTGGCATGGTATTTGCTACCAGCCTTGATTTGTTTATGCCACCCGCCGCCGAATCAGTCAACAATAAAAATCAGATAAAAAAGATGGATGCCGCCCCGCGACTCGCGACACCCTTTGCTAATACCGCACCCAATCCCCCCGAACCACCAAGGATAATTGCAAGTAACATACTAGCCCCAATCAAAAAGTTAGCGTGGTTGATTTGTCATTTAACCGCTTCGACGATTTGGGTCGCACCGTTGCCCTTTGTATAACAAAGCAGGCAATCGCGGCATTTCTGCCCTGTGCAGTTCTGTTCAATCCCTTTGAAATGCTTTTCTACATTGTTAAAGGTTCGGTCAAAAAATTCAGGCACGTTATCCATCACGCGGTTGATTGTCGGATTGCTGTAAATCAATATCATATTTTCAGGCTTTCGGTTGTGCCGGTAGTATTTCTGGACAATATCTTTTCGTTTAGTCCAAAGCGCGAACGTGCAATGCGGGTTGTATTCTGCAATCCTGT